GTCTGCCGATGCGACTGTGTAGGCAGTTGCGGTTGAGTTTGTGAGGGTAACTGTCTCTACACCAACTGCGTTCCATGATGCGCCATCGTAGGCGTATACAAGGTTCGTGTCAGAAAGGTAGGTAACCATACCTTCTGTCGCTGTGCCGATTGCAGATGAACGAGCCGCTGAGTCCGCAAAGACCATGACGGACTGATCCATGAGATAGCCGTTTACATTCGCTGCTGTTAGGACTTCACCCGCCGTGAAGACTTTTCTACCTAAACCTGCCATAACTTCTCCTTAGAAGGCGAGAGCATTTCCTGCATCTAGTTTACCGAACTGTGCGTCATCCAAAACGAGCAGCGTGAAGTCGAGTGTTGCGAACTTCAAATCAACTTGGTGACGGTTTGGTTCAATGCTCTGATCTATACCAATTACCTGTGCGTATCGTTCAATCGCAGGTGGGATTCCTGACGGTGTGAACTTTACCTTCACGACGTTACCGATTTCCAAATCTAGAATTTCATTAGCCTCGTCGGTTGTTAGTTCATTTAGAACTAGCGTCACCGAATCAAAGCGGTATTCGGGTTGTGAATACTTTGAGGCGTAGTAATCCGCTAGTTCCTGCGCGGCTGTGTCGGTCGACATTAGCAAACCGGTGCGGGTTAGGTTCTGGATACCGTATTCAGTCTGCGAGTCAGCGTCTATTGCGACAGCAGTTCCGCCGGTGATAACGGTGTTGATTTCAATTTCGTTGTATAGCTGTTCCGAACCATAGACAACTTCTGCATTAGCCCATTTGATTCCTGTGCCATCGTCGGCTAGAACAACACCATCAGAGGTCGCGGCAACTGTGCGGTCTTGGAATACCACCGAGCCATCTTTGCCGATGAAGAAGCTTCCTGGTTCTGACTGCTCTACAAGTTGTAGGTATTGCAGGGCGTTAGTTCCTGGCTCGATTACATCTGCACCTAGCGTCTGTGCGCCTGTGTCAACTGTGCGTGAGCCTTCGGGCCAGTTCACCGACGGATCGGAAAGAATGGCGTTTATACGCTCGCCCGATGTTTGAACTGTTTGCGTTCCGCCTGTTAGCGTTTGCGTGTTGAAGTAGGTAAACGCATCGGTGGCAGCAGCCGCAGTCGTGGCGTTGTTTAGCGATTCATAACTTAGGTTCCAGTCGTCAACTACACCGACAAACGAGAAGCGGTCATTTGAGCTAATACGAATCTGACGCTTCGGAATAATCTGCCCGAAGTAGGGGGAGTCCTCATAGGTCGGATCAAAGGTTCGGTCATTGTTATTGAATACGACGTTCGCAAAGCCAGGGTCAAAGGTATCTGTATCGCGGTTCTTGCCTCGCGTGATTGCAACCGAACGCACCGCGTCGGTCACATCGTAGAACAAGGTTCCACCGAGAACCCAATCGGAGTTGTCTAGCTGTCCTGATACTGGGTTGTCAAGGGTTAGGAATGGCCCCGCGCCTGTTTCGGTTAGGTCGAATCCTAGTTCGATTTTAGTTGATGGAATAGCCATTAGACCGCCACATACTTGATGCCACCACCACCGCCACCTGCGGCTGTGTATTTCTGAACTGTTTGAGCAATGACCTTACCTACCTGCGCGGTTGATTGGGTTGAGTCTGTCTTTACATTCACATTCACAACGGTCTGGTTGGTTGTGGTTGCCTTGACTGCGCCGGTTGAAGTGCTAACCGCTGGGAAGGTTGTTGATGCAACGACCGAACCTGTGCTTGCAGCAGCCGAAGCCGCCTTTTGCCTTGCGTCAATGAGTGCCTGTATTGAGGCAATGTCGTTTAGTAGTGATTGCTTTAGTTTTCCTAGCTCGGCAATCTTGTCTTTGAACTCTGTTTCGATTTCGTCTAGGGATTCCTTGAAGTCCTTAGCTGCTTCGATAAGGGCATCGTTGTAAGCCTTTGACGCTTCGGCTAGTGCATCGCTTCTGGTTTGGTCAGCGGCGAGCATCGCCTCGTCAAACTGTTGCAGGATGCTTGCCTGTTGTTCGGCGTAGTTCGCGGCCTGATCGGTGAGTGCCTGGTTCTGCTCGACTAGGGTGTCGGCGTATAGCTGTCTAAGAGCGTCTGTGGCTAGTCCTGCGCCATCGTAGATAACCTGTGACAGATTATCCATACCGGTTTCAGATTCAACCTCTAGGGCGCGGAATAACCCCTGCAATTCTGCTTGAGTTTCAGGGGTTGCATTTAGGACTGATTCAGCTAGTTCGTTACCTGCGGTCAGCCCTGCCGATACAACCTGCTCGATGAAGGTCTGCGAGAAACCCCTAGCTGATAGTGCGCTGGCGTTTTCTATCAGCCTTCGCGATGCCATGAGGCGGTCACGCAAGTTGGTGACTAGGTTGTCAACGCTCTTGCCAACTTCTTCGCTGTCAAAGATTGACGCGATGTTGGTTGCGGTTGCGGATCGGAACGCGTCGCGTAGACGACCCATGCTTTGAGCAACGATGTCAGAGAGCTTCTTCGCGGTGTCGCTGTTGATTTTGATAATCGCGGCAGCGTTATCTTGTTCTGCTTTTAGTAGTGACTTCGTGCGAGCGTCATCGGCTGCTTTAGTTGCCTTTGAGTATGCCTCGTTCGCCGCATCCCCAGCCTTGATAAATGCTTCACGCGCAGATGCAACTGCTTTGTTGTATGCCTTTGTGGCGTTCGCAATAGCCTTGTTAGTGTCCTTGATAATCTCGGCTACTTGTTGCGCCTTAGAAGGGCCACTAGAGCCTGTTGAGATAGGTGTAGAGGTAGGGGTTGTGGCTGTGCCTGGTAGAACCCCACCGAGTTCAGGGTGCATGGCAAAGTAAAGCTCGCGGTTTGCGGCAGCAATCTTGTTGCCCATTGCCACAGCGGAATCACCGGTTGAGTTCAGTTCGCTACGGATAGAGTTGAGTCTTAGGTTGTTGAAACGGTTAGCCTCACCAGCCGAAGTGGAGATGCCCGTCTTGACCAACATCAGCCTGTCGTTAAGTTTGATCAGGTCATTCTTGTATTGGTTGACCTCAATCCCACCCTGTTTGATTTTCTCGGTGAGCTTGATCTGTTCCTGGCGAAGCTTGATTGTTTCGTTCTTGACCTTTTCAAGAGCTCTTTCTTCCGCAGTCGTTTCCTTGCGGAATGCGATTACCGCTGCAACGGTCAAACCTAGAACCACTAGAAGTGCGCCTAGTGGGTTAGCGGCAAGTGCAACATTGAACAACAGCATTGCAGCGCGAGCGGCTGAGGTTACCGTTGTGAAGATTTTGATTGCAGTAATTAGCGGAACTAGAACACCTGAAACCGCAAGAATCTTGTCGTAGTTCTGACCCAGCCATTTGGCGAACTCAATTAGCTGCTTGAACCCGTCAACGATTGCAATGGCAAAGTCCTTGACCGCTTTGGTTCCAGCGGGCGATGCAAGCCAACCGGTGAAGTCCTTGATCATTGGTAGGACTTCTTGGCGGAATGCGTCGCCTAGAGCTTGTGCGGCAGGTACGAGTGCGTCTTTTAGAGCAGGGGTTAGGTCTTTGACAGACGCTAGGAATTCCTCGGCAACTGGTAAAAGCTGTGTGCCGATTTCGGCTTGTAGGTTTTGGAACTCGGCGGTGATGGTCTTGATCGCGTTGCCATAGGTTCCCGAATACTTTACGAAGTCACCCTGTTGAACGCCTAGCTGTTCGAAGATGAGCGCGTTAGCTGCTAGAACTTTTTGTTGTGGCGTTAGGGCAGACTTGATGTTGTCGGTGATGCCTTTACGAAGTGCAACCTCTTTTAGGGTCGCCTCATTCATGAGGATACCGAACTTGCTAAGCGGTTCACCCTGACCTTGTAGACCGGACTTGATTGCGGCTAGGGTTTCCTCGATTGGAACATCGTTAAAGGAAGCCATGTCGCCAGCGGCTTGGACTAGGTTAGTTGCAAAGTTCGCGGCTTCTGCGCCAGATAGTTTTGCGGCTGATGCAAAGACACCGAAGTTCTTGGCTGCTTGTAGTGCGGCGGTTTCAGAAACACCTGCGGATTGTGATGCTTGCTTTGCGAAGTCTTGAACTGCTTTCGCGCTTTCACCGAATACCTGGTTGACACCTTCGTATTCAGCCGAGAAAGCTGAGGCAGCGTTGATAGCATCCATTGAGAACTTGCCAATGGCAACTCCCGCACCTGCGACGGCGGCGGTTACAGCGGCGAAGGCAACGCCAATGTTCTTGCCTAAGTCACCTAGTTCGGATTGAGCATCTTTTACTCCCCTGTCATCCCATACGGATTTGAGGACTACTCTTACATTTCCAGCCATTACAAGCCTCTATTCGCGATGCGGTAATACTTCTCTATTACCTTGTCAATTTCACGCACCACTTGATCAAGTCTATTTTCAACAGCGGGCCAACCGTAACGAGAGGCTGCGCCCTTTAGGTTACGAATCATTTGCTTGCCTTGAGTGGTTACGCGGTGTCTGCGCTTCACGATGTCACCATTGCGAAGTCTAATTGTGTATTCGCGCGAAATTGGTCGCGACTGGTTTACCCTGCCTGCCATGTCCGTCATCGAAACCGCAGGGGAATTTAGTTGGATTGCAACTAGGGCGGTAGTGAGGCTTCTGCCCGATGCCCTGACTCTGTTCAGGATTGAAGTGGACTTCGGCTTCTTCTCGCCGAACCAACGAAGGCGACCAGTTCCCTTTTCCATACCAGTCATAGGTGCTGAGGCAGGAATGTTGATCTTGATTTGGTCGTTGATTGGTTTTGCAATTGACCGAATCTCCGAGCGCATTTCTTTTAGCAGGTTGCCTTCCATGTTACGCAGGGTTCGGTTCATGTTACGGATGTCCGTAGCGTTCAATTCTGCAATGGCTTTCAAGGCAACTCCTCACCCTCTATTCTACCGAAGCAACAAACCCCCGCCGAAGCGAGGGTCTATTGTGAGTGTTTCCAGATTAGGTAACGCCCTAGTGTCCATAGCATCCTGTCCGACTCTTGCATGAGCAAGTGAGGCGCGATGCCGGTTTCAACAGCAAGGCTGGCGATAAACCAATGTGCAGACTTATCGCCCAGCCCTACTATTTTGGGTCTTTATCAGAAGCTCCGACTGACTCGACGGTGTCCACCCAGTTGGTGAAATCAAGGGTTGTTAGCTTCTGGCGAGTTAGTGCCGAGTGAGCAAGAAATAGCAAGTGCGTTAGCTTCATCTCCGACTGCAACTTGGCAATCGAGATGTCATACTTTTCCTCGAACTTCACTAGATCACCAGCCGAAGCGGTTACCTCTTGCTTGGTTCCGTCAGTTAGTTCTATCGCTAGGTTGATTCTCATTTGTAGGTTGTCCTTTTGCTATTACGCGGTTGCGCGAGTAACTTCGCCAGAGATAGGCCAGGTCACATTTGCGACAGCCAAGTCACCGACAGCACCGGACACAGGGGTCAGGTTGTTTACATTCACAACGAAAGTGTAGCTTGGGTTTGATGCACCGACAGCAGTTCCGGCTGGCAGAATTGCTACGGTTGCCTGAGAACCGAATAGACCCCAAAGCGCGCTGTCAATTCCTGCGGCAGCGTAGTCTTGGTGGAATGAAACGGTGAAGGTTCCGGACTTTAGACCGGAAGTCGAGGTGCGCCAGTCAGACCCGAAGGCTGTGGTTTCTACCTCGTCGGCGGAAACAGAAATCTCCACCTGGTTGATGTTCGCAGAGTAGTCGGTTCCGCCAATAGTGGTGACTACATCTGTGAGAACTAGCTTTGCCATGTTTTCTCCTAGTTAGCTTGCAAGCACTCTAACGGCGAACTCCGCCGCTAGATAGGTTGTGTCGTTTACGAGAACACTCCCGTAAGACGACATTTCAGTCACCACGCAGTCATACGCGTAACCGCTTAGTGTCCTATTAGATTCTATCGCACCCCGAACAGATGAGGCAGAATCGCTAGAACAGTAAGCATCCAGATTGCGCTGTGCCGAACGGTCATCTGCGCGACCTACTAGCACCTGAACCGCGAAGGTGTATTCAGTCATGCCGTTGCGGAAGTCTTGGTGATACTCCGCGCGGATCAACTGAACGATTGCGATTGGTGGGTTTGGGTTATCTGGAATGTCAACGGAAGTGCGTAGGCCAGTTATGGTGGCGAGGTTAGTTGCCAGCGCGGTTCTTAGCTGCTGAATGTCAGCCATTACGCCATCCGAACTTTACGGTAGCTCTCAACGAGCTGGCGAACATCTGGATCGAGTTGTGACCCTACGCGCATTGCGCCTAGTTCGCCGGAGATAATTCCAAGCGGTGAATCAAGACGCTTGAAGATGCGTGATGCCTGAATGATGGTTGACTGGGTGATTGCAATTGGTGTTGATGCGTAACCGAATACGCCTGTCACCTTCACGCTTGCCTCACCATCTAGGGTTGGAAATAGGAAGTCGCCGATTGCGCGGATGCGCGTATACGGCGTTGGCTGTGAATCAGACAATCCGTTCAATGGCTCTAGCTGATAGTCGTTGCTTGTCCATAGCTGTGTGTAGCTGGTCTGCGATGAATCGGTGTTTGTGTATAGCGAAGTTAGTGACACCATGTCGTCAATGTCACAGAGGTAAGAATCGCGCGGTGCGTAGTAGCGTGTGACATCTGTTCCAGTCGAATAGAACACGCGGTTGCAGTATGAGTCAATGGCGCGAGAGGCTGACTCGGTTGCCATCTCTAGCAAAGTGTCGTCAACGCTGTCGGTAATTCTTAGGGCAGCCTTGACCTGAGTGAGCGTTGCGTATCCATTGGTGATTGCCATGCTTCTAGTTTACCGCCAACCTGCGCTTCACATCTGTTGAGCTAATCCCGCTGGTATAGGGGATGTAAAGAAGGCTTATGTTTCTTTCGTCTAGCCAGTCTTGCGTGAATCCCATTTGCTCGTAGTAATTGCGCCTTGCCCAATCCGAACCGATTGCAACAATGTCCGGCTTTACCAGTTCTATTGACGGGCGTGAATCCTTGCCAGCGAAGTTGGGAATGACGCGTTCAACGGATCGCAACCCTAGAAGCACCTCTGCGCGTTCGTCATAACTTAGAACTGGCTTCTTGCCTTTGTAGTCATAGATGAACTCGTCGGTGTTGAGTGCGACGGTGACTGCGCCTAGTTCCGCGCATCTGGATAGGAAGTTCACATGCCCTCGGTGCAAGAGGTCAAAAGTTCCGCCTGTGTAGATTGTTAGTCCCATCGGTTATCCCTTCGCACCTTTAGCGACCAGCCACGCTCGGTTAGGTCATTAGCAACTATCTTGTTTCGGAACAGCGCGTTGTTGCGCTTGAAGGTCACAGCGTTTTTAGCCTCGAAACCGCTTTTTAGCGTTGAACTGTTTTCGTGAAATACTTTCGCGTTGATTGTGTGGAATCCTACGCCGAGTTCTTTCATGCGCCATTCATACTCGTCATCGTCAAAGTAAATGGGGTGAAATGCCTCATCCCATAGCCCCGCCTTCATTACGCTGCCCTCGGTTGGGATAACGCATGACCAGCTTGGCTCTACTTTTAGAAAGTTGAACTTGGTTGTGTCTACTTCTTTCGCGATAGTTTCTAGTGTTCCTGGTGGAAACCATGAGTCGTCATTTGGGATAACCCAGTATGGCGCGTGAGGCGTTGACTTGATAATCAGATTCCATGCCCCGTTTGCACCGAGTCCATGCGGGACTTCAATGTGCCAAACTTGCATTACATTTGCATTACTTAGGTCGGGTTTCCAACGCTTAGTTCCAGAGTTGTTGATAATAACTAAGTTCTCAACTGGGTAGTCAATTGAGTCAATCAAACGCTGTGCTAGGTCAAAGCGTGAAAGGGTGGCAAAGCCTAGAACGGGAATCACAGGTTCTCACTTATGAATGGTCGCCAGTATTTGTCCCATACGACATCGGCATCAAATTGCTTAGCAAAGTCAATGGCAACCTGCGACGGACCACGCTCGGCTTCATAGGCTTCTTCCATTGCTTTCACAAGTGAGGGGATTAGCGGTATCTGGAAGAACGAGGATTGCGCCTCATCCCAGAATGGCTGTCCGTCAACTAGCCATGAGTCGTCGCCTAGAACATCAGGGGTTGCAGCCCAGTTGCTACCGATTACGCGTGTGCCACAGGCTTGCGCCTCAATTGCAGGAACTCCAAAACCCTCACCGTAGGATGCGTGAAGTAGGACATCCATTGCGGAATAAAGCCCTGCCATTTCCTCGGTTGAGTATCCATAGCGCAACTTGTATGGATCAGGGAACAAAACCGCATCTTTCGGTAGCCCGACAGCTTTGAGCAAGTGTGGCAAGTGAAAACCGCCGAACACCTTTGACGGTTCGCTGTGAATGTATAGGTAAGCGTTTGGGTGCGTCTGTCGGAATAGGGCGAATGCTAAAAGGTTCTCAGCGAAGGCCTTACGGTGAATTGAACCGTTTGCCTTGTTTGCGCTCACCATGCCAACTAGGAAGTCATCTTCTGCTAGTCCCATGTATTGCTTCAAGCCGTATCCCTGAATGTCTTTCATTGGCTTGTATAGCTTTGTGTCAACTGCGTGTGGAATGTAGGCAGCGTCAACCCCGACCTTCTGGAACTGGTCTTGCCCGAATGGTGACATGGCAATGGTCTTGACATTGTCGCGCTTCGCCCACGATAGAACTCGCGGTGGGATTGAGATGTGGTCTACGGGAGTCCAAGACCAGAACTTCAAATCTTCAATTTCTGGGACATCGTTATAGACCCATGCGTCATAAAGCGTGATGATGGCGTTTGGAATGTCGCGACCAGCTAGGAAGTGATTGTGATGGGACTTTAGAACATCGCCTGAGTAGAGCGTGTATCCGCGAGGGTAGTGAGGGATTGTCCCATGCTTGGTTTTGAGGGTTGTGATGCTTCCCTCTAGACCGTAATTAGAAAGTGCGGCGACATCGTGTTTGTCGCGCTTTAGTCGTTCGGCTAGAAGCATTGCCTGAACGCCATAGCCCGTAGGGGAACCAGGTGAGTTTGATGCGATTGAAAATGCGTAGGTCATGCCTAGAGTATAGCGAAACCCCCCAGTCCAACCTACAAGACTGAGGGGTTCCGGTCTAACTCAAAGGACTACTTAGGAAGCAGCACCCTTGAAGTATTTGATGTGACTTGCGTGAGTCAAGTTACCGTCTAGACGGATCAAGAATCTCCAAGTGGTTAGGTCGGTGTTGAATGCGTAGTCAGTTGAAGATGCAACCTGAATACCGCCAGCAACACGAACCTTGTAGCTGTTTAGGTCACCGAACAGAACTGACTTTGCGCCAGTTGCGGTGTCTGCAACATGTGGGTTCTCCACAACGCGGAAGCCAGCGAATGTGTCAGGCTGTCCTACACCGATCTGGTATAGGTAGTTGCCAGCGTCATCCTTTAGCTTACGCATCTTGCCGATAGAAGCACCGTTAGCCATGTAACCTGCACCTGGTAGGCGGCGAACTGCACCGTCAACCGAGTAGGCAAGGTCAATTAGGTTGTCAGCGGTGAACTGACCGGTTACACCGGTTCCGCCGGTTACACCAGAACCAGCAGCGGTAGCAACACCAGTAGGCTCAACAGTTCCGGTTCCGGTGGTTAGTGCAGAGTTAACTGCGTAACCAATTGCGTTACCAGCCTGGTTAGCTAGGTGACCTGCTAGGTCGAAGCCAGCGTCAGTTACTAGCTCGTTAGCTGCCTGAATGAGGAAGCCATACTTCAACGCGCCTAGAGTGATGCTTGAGAAGGTTGGCTCGGAAGCGGCAACGGTTCCACCAGCGGTTACTAGAGCAGCGGTTGAGTAAGCGGATAGGGTTGGGATGGTCAAGTCCTCACCAGAAGTGGTGGTGATTACATCCGAAACCTCTAGCATTGGGCCAGCTAGACGAGCAACATCGAATACCTGGTCGTAGAACGACTTAGGAACGGTGTTGGTGCTTGGGGTTAGCGCAGCACGCTTTGCGAACTCGTGAGAGCGAGCCTCACCAGCTGCTAGTGCGCGGAAGATGTCAGTTGCAGAGCGTTCCTCTGAAACAGCAGGAACGAATCCCTTAGCTGCAACGGAAGCCTCTACCTTGCGCTCTTCGGCGCGGGTTGCGACCTCGATGGACTCATCAGCCTTGCGGATGTCAGCCTCGATACGGTCAATTTTCTCTAGTTCAGCAGCGTCTAGTCCACGACCCTCAGCCTCAGCGAAGTCAATAACTTCACGAACCTGCATAATAAGGTTGTTGCGAACTTCCTGCTGAGCCTTGATGAACTCAGACATTAGTTTCTCCTAAATAAATGTTTTTGGATCAGCGGCGTTGACGCTCAACTGTAACGGGCA